AATTAGCCGTTGATGGGGTCAAGGCGGCCATAGAAGATGCAGCCGCGCAGACTAAGTTAGCCCTTACCTTAAAGAACGTCACAGGGGCTACAGAAGCCCAAATACAGGCAACAGAAGATTACATAACCAAGACCTCTTTAGCGGTAGGTATTACCGATGATGAGTTACGTCCATCGCTGGAACGCCTATCCCGCGCAACAGGCGATTTAAGCAAGGCGCAGAAGTTACAGGCCGTAGCCATCGATGTTGCAGCAGGATCAGGTAAATCCCTAGAGACTGTAACTAACGCCATGGCTAAGGCAGCAGAAGGCCAGACAGCATCACTTGCCAAGTTAGGCATCGGCCTTACAGCAGCTGAACTTAAGACCATGGACATGGATGCGATTACTGCCAAGTTAGCAGACACATTCGAGAATCAGGCTTCAGCCAAGGCAGACACATTCCAAGGCAAGTTAACCAGACTGCAGATAGCCTTTGATGAAGGCAAGGAGACTGTGGGGGCATTTATCCTTGATGCCATTACTCCAATGGTTGAAATTATTGTCAACCGAGTCGTACCGGCTATTCAAGACTTCACCAATAACATCGGCGAAAAGTTACAGCCAATCATCAAAGCTTTCCAGCCAATCCTTGATGGCTTGCGTTACGCTTTCAACAAGGTTAGGGATTCGCTAACTGAGAACAATGAAGAGCTACAGCCTTTCTATGGCTTTATGCGTGTTATCGCTACCTTTGCTAAAGATACCCTTGCTCCAATCTTAGGAGGGGTTTTAGGTCTAGCCTTCAAGGGTCTAGGCAATCTAATCTCTGGCGTTATCGACACCTTTGCTTCATTCGTCAGCACATTGACTAGAATCTATAACACCATCAAAGGCATCATCGATGCTATCCGCAGCGCAGGCAGCGCGGTGAAGAATTTCTTTGGTGGAGCATCATCAAGTGGCGGGGCAAGTTTCAGCACAACATCATTCTCAAATGCCTCAGTCCCTACCATCGATGATTCAGATAGCCGCCTTCGTGCCTTTGCAGGTGGAGGCAATACCAACATCACAGTTAACGGCGCTATCGATCCAATCTCTACAGCTCGACAGATAGCCAACCTTCTCAACGCTGAGGCTACAAACGCAGGAAGTTTTAATGCCCTTGGAGTATCGAGGGCGTACCTAGCATGACATGGAAGCCTAACGGCACAGTCCAGATAAACGGCACCACATACACAGATAAAACCTTGTGGAATGTGCAGATTAGCAATGGGCGCAACAATATCCTTGACCAGTCCAGAGCAGGCTTTGCCAGCGTTCAGCTTCTATCTACAGACGGCACTCACTATAACGTCCAGTTAAACGACACAGTAGTTATTAAGGTTGAAGATTCCAGCGCTGTAGATGTCACAGTATTTACTGGCAAGGTCACAGACGTAAGAAGCGATGTCAATGCTTCAGGGTCAGTCGGTACTGCCGTCATCACCACAGTCACCGCTATCGGGCCATTCGGTCAGATGGCTCGCAAGATTATCGGTGATACTGCCTACCCTAAAGAGTATGACGATGACCGCATGGATCGTATTCTTACTGAGGCTGGAGTAGTCATCGATGTAGTCGATACTCCCGGCGTTTATGAATTTACTGCCCGCGCAGCTAACCCAGTCGATGCTTACACCCTAGCGACCTATTACGCTCAGATGGGATTCGGCTACGTCTATGAGACTCAATCGGGTGAGGTTGGTTATGCCAATGAATCTCGCAGACTTAATGAAGTTCAAGATAATGGCTACTTTACAATCCCTGAAAATTACATTCTTTGGAGCGGCGTATCTGCTAACCGCAGCCTTAATGATTTGGTTAACTCAGTTACTTTGACCTACAAGGCCAATGCCACAGTAAGCGCTTCTAACGCAGGATCTATTAGCACCTATGGCACAGTAGCCTCAAAGGTCATAACAGAGCTAGAGCAAGGCACAGAAGCGCAGTATCAGGCAGACCGCTATATTGCCTTACGCGCTACACCACAGACCAACTTATCCTCATTCTCCATCATGCTCGATTCGTCATACATGACAAACGCAGACAGAGACGTATTCTTAAATATCTACATGGGTAAGCCTATCGAGATTCTCAGCTTGCCTAACGCTTTGATTAACGCCGTATACAAAGGTTTCGTAGAAGGCTGGGTATTCTCGTTTAATCAGTATCAGGCAAGCCTTAATATCACTACTACCGACTCATCCCTAAGCATTGTCCCAACTCGCTGGCAAGACGTTTCTGCGTTGCAGAAGTGGTCTGACGTGGGTGCGCTGGTACAATGGTTCCAATACGAATAAGGAGTATCAATGGCAACATCACCCTACTATGGCTGGGACGAGCCCGCAGACTCGGACTACGTCAAAGATGGAGCGCTGGCTATGCGCACCCTTGGCGATGACATTGACGCTACAGTAAATAAAATCGAAAACTTCAAGGGTGAGATATTCCACCCATTTATGATGATGGGGGCTTAACCAATGGCAACGACTACTTACAAGGTGCTTGGTCAATCAAACCCAGCAGCTACAACTTCAACTACTCTTTACACAGTCCCAGCATCGACTGAGGCTATTGTAAGCACAATTACAGTCTGCAACCAGGCAGCAACTCCAGCCACATTTAGAGTTTCTGTATCCGTTGCTGGCGCAGCCTTATCGGCAAAAGAATATATTGCTTACGATGCAACGGTTCCTGGAAATGGTTTTGTTGCTTTAACGATTGGCATAACTTTGGCGGCAACTGACGTAATCCGTGTGTACGGATCAACGGCAAATCTATCTTTCAGCGCCTTTGGGTCACAGGTGGCGTAATGGCAATTACTGTCTACCCTTCAGGCGGCGTAACCGATAACTGGATTGCGATAGCAAACTCAACTCCAACAAGCGGTTCAACTGTCTCATTCACTAGCATTTCCACCGCTTACCGCAAACTTTGGGTTACTACTGAAACCAGCATGACTTTAGATACTGCTGGATTTCTGTATATTCAAGCAAATACCATTACTTCAGGCAATTCCTATATATCATTTGCGCAAACTGGTACCACAGCTAGAAAAAATGACGATTTAGGTATTTACAATTACGTCCTCACGTCTGCCGTAGATGGTTATCTAAATTACTATATAACCAACAAAAACAGTTCAATTCCTTATGCCACATTTACAGGTCAAGGTTCTGCTGGTAATAATGGTACTTTAACTGAATTTGGCTATATTCCAACTCTAACATCCGCTATTACTCAAATTGATGTGGTTACAAACTCAACTTATGCCGCCGGAAATACTGGCAAAATCGTTTTGTATGGGACTTACTAATGACTAAAATAATTGAAATTGACTGCGAAACAGGTATTGAAACAATTCGCGACATGACAAAAGAAGAATTGGCTAGATACGAACTTGGCAGAAAGCATGTACCAGGCGGGCAAGCGGAAGAAGTCAATGACAGCCAAGCTATGTAAGGCTGGAGTCCAACTCCGTGAACAGATTGACGACTCGTTCCCCGATAGAGATCGTAGTAGTGATGGCTGGATTGCAGATTCCCGCCATGTTGCTGCGGGCAAGTCTGATCACATACCACTTAAGGGAATCGTATACGCCATCGACGTTGACCGAGACCTTGCAGGTAAATCCGGTAAGCCAGACCTCATGCCTAATCTGGCAGATCAGATACGTCAAGCTGCAAAGCGAGACAAGCGGGTCAAGTACATCATTTTTGATGGACGAATTGCATCACCAATCTTGGGCTGGCGTTGGAGAACTTACAAGGGATTTAATCCGCACCGCAAACATTGCCATATTTCTTTCACTAAAAAAGGCGAGTCAGATGGCTCGTTCTTTAATATCCCGATGATAGGCGGCGAATAAATGAACATGAAGAACCCAGCAATTCTCACAGCAGGTGCGTTCCTAGCAGCGTGGGGTGCATCTAACTTTGCACTCGACTATCGCTCAATCCTTTGGGCTGTACTAGCAGGCGTATTCGGGTACGCAACCCCTAAGAAGTAATGAGCGCGGTAGATATTGCGGCTATTGCAGTCGGAGTAATTACCGTCCTTGGCGGCGTAGCAGCTTATCTACAGTTCTTGGTCAAGTATTACCTTCATGAACTTAAGCCTAATGGCGGCTCATCTATCAAGGATCAGGTCAATCGCCTTGAAACGCGTGTCGATACCATAATCGAGCTGTTAGGTAAGTAACACTTAAGCCATGGCAAGGAAACGACCAGTCATAGACTTAGATACTTATTCTGCGCTTGATGCTGTAGCGATAGCGTACAACGAATGGTACAAGAGTCTAAGGCGCGCAGGTTTCTCGGAGACTCATGCTTTCTGGATACTCGGTGATCGTGATGCCTTTCCTGATTGGCTCATACCTAATCTGCCAAATCGCATAGACAATATCCCCTACGAAGATGAGGATGACGATTAAGCGAATCGTAATACTTTCAGACTTGCAGGTGCCTTTCGAGGACGTGCATGTCACTTGGAACATCGCTAAATTCTTAACTAAATTTAAGCCAGACCAGACAGTCACTATCGGTGATGAGATTGATTTTCAGGCTATTTCTAAATGGTCAGAAGGCACTCCCGCAGCTTATGAGCAAACCCTTGGCCATGATCGTGACCGCTGCGTTGACCTACTCTGGGAACTGGGCGTAACGGATTGCATCAGGTCTAACCACACAGACCGGCTCTATAACATCATCATGAAGAAGATTCCTAGCTTCTTATCCTTGCCAGAGCTTAGATTCGAAAAGTTCATGAAGTTCGATGAACTAGGCATAACCTTTCATAAGAACCCTATGAACATCGCCCCGGGCTGGATTGCAGTCCATGGCGACCATACGCCTATTAAACAACTAGGGGGCTTATCAGCCCTTGAGGCAGCCCGTAGGCATGGGAAGAACGTAATCTCTGGTCATACCCATAGGGCAGGCCGTAGCGCCTTCACAGAGGCCTCTGGAGGCCGTTTAGGGCGTGTTCTGCACGGAGTCGAGGTAGGAAACCTTATGGACTTCAAACAGGCCTCATACACCAAGGGAACGGCTAATTGGCAGCAAGCCTTTGCCATCATGTATGTCCATAATTCAGTAGTCCAAGTAGACATTATTAACATCGAGAAAAATGGCACCTTTATCGTGCAGGGCAAGGTCTATGGACGCGCCCGCTAGCATCGCTATCCCCTATATGGAAGATGAAGACCCTAGCCAAATCGTTATCGTTTCGTTATCTAAAAAAGGTGGATGCCGTATCAGGCTGATGTAAAGTTCTCACAAGTCAGAGATTCTGACGGAATGGGAGCAATCATGAATGTAGATCATGCACTTATCGGGATGGGGTCATTAGGCCTTATCTTCGGTTATTTACTTGGTTATGCCAAAGGCCATGAACACGGCAAGATTCAGGGCAAGATTAATGCCCGCCGACTTATCAAAGCTCAGACACAGCATCAGGTTAGCCGATGAACGCTCGTGACTACCTCAACGAAGCGCGAGCTACTATTCAGGAGCGCGGTCAAGATTACGGACATCCAAGTGACAACATGCAACGGACAGCCGCACTTTGGAGTTCATACCTCGAAATGCCAGTTACGGATTATCAGGTTGCAATGTGTATGGCATTGGTCAAAATCGCACGATCAATGGAAACCCCGAAGACTGATACTTTCATCGACTTGTGTGCGTATGCCGCAATCTCGGCTCAACTAGCTACAGAGGAGAATGAGCTTTATGTTTAATTTAGAAGATTACGAAGATGTGGCGACACTAAATCGTTGGTTTATTGAGAACTATCCGATGGGTCGTTCTAATCTAGTAACAGAGTTTCATGATCCTGTAAATGGTTATATCCGAGTCAGAGCTGAAATCTATAGAGACAGCGCGGATGCTATGCCAGCAGTATCCAACATAGCCTTTGGTGCAAGAGACCTGTTTAACCGCAACATGGCTCGCTACTACTGCGAAGATACAGCCACGTCAGCTTTAGGCAGGGCGATTATTCTGCTTAAAGGCTCAAGCAAGACTGCTACGAGGGAAAGCATGGAAGAAGTAGCCAAGACACAGAACGTAGTGGCAGAGGTAAAGGCTAAGATGGCTCAAACCTCAAAGGAATATGTTCCAGTACCAAAGGAAGATGATCCATGGACGATAAAAGAAGCAGCACCAGTTCAGACTATGGAACAAGCAGTCTCGATGGTCAAGGATGTCCTTGGTGGCACTCCGACAGACGAGAGTTGTATCCATGGTGCGCGTGTATGGAAAACAGGAACTTCTAAAGCAGGTAAGCCATACGGAATGTGGCGATGCCCAGAGTCCAGCACAAGAGATATGCCTGGGGGTCAAGTGCCTTGTGATCCTATCTGGTATGAGATTGACAAAGAAACAGGTAAGTGGAAGCCACAGGTGAAACGTGGGTAAATTATATTTCCGTAATATGGATGATGAGTGGGAGCAATTCCCAACCGATGAGCAATTAGCAGCTGCAAAGGCAGCAGCCTACGATCTACAGAAGTTAGGCTTTGCCATTATCTGCCAGTTATGTAATACGCCTCCAACAGTTCAACAGATTAAACAAAGGGCGTTACAGAACGAATGGAAGTGTGACAAATGCGGCACAGTCAATTCTGCTGGGAAGGCATAACCTAATCAATGCCTAGCCAAAGCAGGAAACATCGAGGCTTTCGTACTGAGCGAGTGGTCGCAACCTATCTCTCGCAATGGTGGAGAAGCGCAAGCATCGGTAGAGGGTCTGGAAAAGACATTCATAATGTCCCGTTCGACATAGAAGTCAAGGCTAGAAGCGATTTCCAGCCCTTAGCATGGTTGAAACAAGTGGAGAAGAGAGCGCAAGGCAAGGAGCTGAGCGCGGTGGTGTGTCGCATGAATTCCCAAGGTGAGGATGCTTCAGAGTATCTGGCGTTTATGCGATTTCAAGACTTGGTTCAACTATTGCTTAGAGCAGGTTACGGCGATATCCAGCAGGATTCAGTACAATTAGAGCCTGAGAGATGCACAATATGTGGATCGTGGAAGTTAAAGGAAGTCCCATGCCGGACATGCGAGAAGGCCACTAATGCCAATCTATGAGTTCGAATGTACCAACGAGGAGTGCGAGGCTAACTTGCGCTACGAGAAGGAAATGAGTATCCATGAACCACATACAGTCACATGCCAGTTCTG